CTATCGCGGCAGCGCGATACCCGTGGTGACCGGCTGCCAGGGCGCTTCGTGGCCACCCAGGTAATGCTCGGTCATCGATGCGTTTCCGTGTCCCATGAGCGCCTGAATCTGCTCCGTGGTCCAGCCCGCATCGCGCAGCAGCGCACCGCCCAGGCTGCGGATCTCGTGGAAGGTTGGTGGCGCATCGCCGCCCACGCCAGCGGCATCGCGTGCTGCGGCGAATGCACGTGACAGCTGCTCGGGCAGCACCTGCGTGTGGTGCTTGCGTGTCTTGGCGCGCTTGTCGCTGGGCCTGGCCTTCTCCGGCAGGCGGTGAATCACGAACGGCGAAGCCACGTCATCCTTGCACCGCTTGAGCAGGTCCGCCAGCGGGCCGGCAGTGGCGATCTGTAGCCGAACGTTCGTCGAGCCCTCGGTTTTCGATGGCACCACCCACAGGTGGCCATCGCGCACGTCGGTGAACTTCACCGTCACCACGTCCTCGCGGCGCAGCAGCGTCACCAGCGACAGGTCCATGGCGTTGCGCAGCCATGGCGCGGCCTGGTCCCATATCGCCCGGTAGACGTCCAGCGTCAGCCGCACGCGCTTCCGCTCGTGCTGGAACCGGCGAGTCGCCAGCGCAGGGTTGGTGTCGATCCAGCCTTCTTCCACCGCACAGGCCAGGATCCAGCCCAGCACCAGCCGGAACTGCTGGCGCGCGCGGTCGGATTCGGTCACTTCGCGGATGAACGTGGCGCAGACCTTCACCGTAACGTCGGCTACGGCCTTCGAGCCCAGCCCGTTCTCGATGCGGTTGATCACGCTCTTGTAGACCTCGGCGGTCTTCGGCGCCCACTTCCGGCCGGGCATGTCGTCCCGGCGGAACACGGTGATCGCATCGGCCACCGTCTCGCCGGGCGTCAGCACCTTCGACACCAGGTCATTGCTTGGCATCAGCAGGGCGTTGAGCTTCTTGGCCGCGGCGAAGGCCTTGGCCTTGTCCTTGCCCATGGAATGCTCTTTCCGGGTGATCGGGTGGCGGTATTTGAAACCGTCCCGGTGAGCGTAGAGGTTCTGCGGCCAGTCGCGGCGGCCGGGCTTGCGGGCACGTCCCATCATGTCCGTTACGCCGCATCAGCCAGGACGCGCGCCACGAGGTCGTCGCCGCCGGCGAGCCACGCATGCTCATCGATGTACCAAGACCCGCCAACCTTACGGCCTGGGATCTTCCCTTCCCGCAGCCAGCGCTGCAGCTTCTGCGTGTCTGGACGGCTGCTCGGATCGAAGTAGCGTTCCAGCCATGCCTCTTCGGTCATCAATTTCATAGGTCTGTCTCTTCAGTCCGCGCGCACCATTTTGAGGTGATGCGCAATATGGTCAGTTCGTGGCCAGCGCAGCGCGCAGCTGCTCGGTGGCGGGGTTCATGCGGACATCCTTCGCAGGTGCAGGATTGATCCCCACTGGTCGGCCATCGCTGCAGCAATGCCGGGATAGGTCTTGCTGCGTTCCTTCCAGCGATCCGGCCCCGGTGCCATGCGGTGGATTCGATCCTCTCGACCTTCCACGATGTTGGTAGGGGTCAAGCGGGGCAGGCCTTTCAGCCACAGCGCGGTTGCCTTTGTTTCGCCATGGCCGAACTGCCACGGCTGGATAACCTGGTCCGGCTGGCGCCACATCGAGGACATGATGCAAACCGGGTTCTCGATGGCGATCATCGGGATGTCGGCCTTGGCCAGCATCATGAAGAACGACACTGCCGACTGCTGCCTGCCGTCCATGCGCTTGGCCTCGAAGTGCCGGGCGCCACTGACTGACAGGTGGGTGCAGGGCGGGTGCGCGATCATCAGATCCCACGGGTAGTCCAGAACATCACGCACGTCACCTTGGTAGTGCGGCCCAGGAACATCGGTCGGTAGAAGGTCACAGCTCATAGCCTCATGCCCCCCCCAATGAACTGATCCCGGACCGATCCGCTGTACTCGCAGGCGATCAGAACTCGCATTACTTAGCTCCTCTCAGTTCTTGGAGATCTCTCGGGTGCACACTGATCCGCCACCTTGGGCGAGATCGGCCGCTGCAGTCACGAACTACGAGGTGGTCTTGCAGGTCCTTGCTTGCTCCCAGAATCAATGCGACCTCGCCTGCATAAGTGCCATTGATGATTCTGATGTGCTGGCCAGCCTTGACTGACATCCCGAACTTCTTGCGAATCGATTCCATACTCACGCCACGCACCTCCGCCAGCACCAGCGCAGCCCATTGCGCGCGGCGCGGCATGCGCGGCTGATCGCCCACAGGGTGGCGATGCCGGCCGCAAACCCGGCCACGGCGAACACGTGGACCATTGCAGCGGTGAGCAGCTGGTCAGCCATGGGCGGCCACCTGCGGCAGCTGCACACGCCCGCCGGGGCGCACGGTGGCCAGGGTCGCCGGTGCTGCCTCGGCCGCGATCAGGGCATAGCCGATGGCTTCGACGCGTTCGCGCAGCAAGCGGCGTGCGATCAGCAGCTGCGGCGCGATGTGCCGGCGGTGGTCGTTGAGCTGGAACGTCCGCGTCTCGATGTGCAGCTTTCCGGCCAGGTCACGGCGGAACAGGCGGTAGGTGAGGACGTGGCCGCCCAGCACCTTGTCGATGGACCGGCCCCAGGCGAAGCCCTCGGTGCGCTTCGGCAGCCGGCGGTCGTAGCGGTGGTGGGTCATGCGCGCGCGCCTTTCTTCGTGCGGCTGTTGTGACCACCCTCGACCACCTGGCGGCGGCTGATGGTGGAGCGGTCGATGGGGGTGGTACCCAACACCTCGACCTTGCCGCCGGCAGCCTGGAAGCGCGCCACATCGGCGGCGATCTGCTGGGCCTCGGCGTCCTTCTGCTGCTGGGTGGCGCTGTCGAACAGCGGCTGTACGTGGATGCTGGTCATGGCATGCGTGCCTTCTGCAGGTCCGCCCAGGTGAGCGGGTGAGAGCGCCGCTTGATCCGCTCGTATGCGGCGCTGTGGGATATGTCCAGGATCTCGGCCACCTGCGCGGTGGTGTAGCGCTTGCCCTCGATCACATGGGCGAACAGCTGGGCGCGGGCATGGCCGGCACGGCGCAGGCTCTTGGCGTGGCAGGGGTACAGGGCGATGTCCATCAGGCTGCCTGCGCGTTGATGCCCGACAGTGGACGCTGCAGGCTGCGAATCATCGCGGCGCGCATCGCGTCGACCTGGTCGGCGTCATAGAGCTTGGATCCACGCTCGGTCGCCACCGGCTCGAAGCCGAGCTGGCGCAGGCCTTCGGCATCGATCTTCAGCGGTGCGATCAGATCCACGATCTGGCCGAGCTTGATCCGGACAACCTGCCGCTGGGTGGCGCTCGGCGACGGTGCGCTGGCGGTGGTAGCGGCCTCGGTCCGCGCCGGTGCTGCCTCTGCCACCAGCACCTGCTGGACCTGTGCGGCCTGGGCTGCAGCCGCCGCCTCCTGAGCCCTGGCCTGCTCCTGCTCGCGGATCTTCTCGCGCTCAGCGTCCAGCCGTGCCTGCTCGGCCTGCTGGTGCTCCGCAATGCGTGCCGCGATCAGGTTGCGCAGATCCTCCGGCGCCTTCGTCGCGCACAGCTGGACCCGGTCGGCGAACAGCGTTGCGTGCTCGGCATGCCCGGCGAGGATGGCCACGTTTGCGCGGATCCTGTCGGCGTACTGGCTGGCGTCGATCTTGGCATTGGCCGCCACCGCGTCCACGGCTTCCTGCATGCTGCTGAAGGAGCGCTTGCCCTTCATCGCCTCGGCGATGTCGGCAACCAGCGTCGTCGGCATCGGAATGGCGTGCTCGCCCAGGGTTTCGTTGATGGCCAGCACGTGCTGCTGCACCGCCCGGCGTGCGGCGTTGCCGATCTCGGTGCGGCGCTCGTCCTTGCGGCGCTTCACCAGCTTCTCCAGGTCCAGCCGCTTGGCCCGGGCCTCGGCAGCGATGTCATCGATCGTGCGGAACAGCAGGTCGATGCTCTCGGTCTGGCTGAGGGCGTGCTGCTTGGCCGCCTTCAGCTGTTCCTCGATGTTGCCGCACCACTTCACGGTGGTCTCGGCATCGGCAAAATCCTGATCGCTCACCAGCTCGGTGCTGATGCCCTGGAATACGGCGATGGCCTGGTCCTTCCACTCGGCCAGATTCGAAGCGGTGACCATGCCGGTCACCTCGATGCGCAGGGCCGGCAGCTGCTCCGGGGCGCGGCCGGAGGCAACCGGCGCGGCCACCGACGTCGGCTCATACGCGGCAACGTCAGCCTCGAACTGTGCCCAGGCGGCAACGATCTTGGCGCGCAGTTCCGGGTTCGGGACGTACCAGCAGTGGCGTTCCTCGACCAGTTCGTCGCCGTCCCACTTCGAGGCCATGAACAGGACGCGCTCGGCGCCGCTGACCATGGCCTGGTGCTCCATCTGCACCTGGTAATGCAGCGGCAGGCAGGCGTCGGCGCCGTCCAGCGGCATGGCCAGACGCAGGTCGTCGTTGAGCGACTTGTGCTCGAACGCCTTGTCTTCCAGCAGGGTCAGGCCGTCGAAGCTGGCCGAGAACTTCCCGTCCACGCCGACGCAGGGATACAGCTCCTCGCCGATGATGCGCTCGGCCAGAGGCCGTGCGAGGTCTTCGAAGCGGTGGCCGTCGGCGAAGCGCTGCAGCGTCGCGGCATCGTGCTCAACCGCCGCACCGGTAGCGAACTCCCGCACCAGCTGGCTGCGGGTTTTGTAAGGGCTGCAGCCCATCATCGCCGGCGCTTCGCTGGCGTTGAAGTGGGCAGCTCGATGGGCATGCCATTCCGGGGTGCCCTGGATCAGGTTCACGATCTTCATGCGCGGTCTCCTTCGGCATCCCAGTCGATGGGATCCGCAGTCTCGGTAGCGGTGGCGGCAGCGGTGACGGGCTCAGCGGCATTCGTTTCCGGATCGGCAACTTCCTCGGCCTCCGTGATGGGCTCGAACTTGCGCAGCTGCCTCCGCTGCTCGTCGGTCATGCGCGCCTTGGCCTTGGCCTCAACCATCGCAATCAGGTCTCCAGCGCTCTTGCGGCCGGATTCGATCACCGTCTTCCAGTTCGCCAGGTTCTTGGTGAACTCTTCGGCCGCGTAGATGGCCGGCTCGGAGGCAATTGCCGTTGCCGTGGTGCTATGCACCTCGCTGCTCGCGGCCGGGACATCCATGATTTCCTCGGCGATCGCCATGCCCTTCAGGACATCGGTGAACATGTCGCGCAGTGCGAACGCACGTGCACGCATCTGGCGCATGCGCTTCGGGTACTGCGACCACGGCCCCTGCTTTCCGATCAGTCCAGCTTTCTTGGCGTCCTCCATGCTGAAGGTCACCAGCGCTTCCTTCCCGCCCTTGCGCTTCACCTTGCAGTAGGCCGTGTCGTGCTCGTCCCATTCCTCGACGAACTCGCACACGGGCGAGCTGCGCACCAGGGCGAGGACGGCGTCCCCCCACAGCGCGGCGCGTCCGTTGATGACGGCAATGTTCTGGACGGCCTGCAGCGGCTTCAGGCCCAGCTCGGCACCCCACTGGATGGCGATCAGGCAGTTGGCCGGCTTGCCCTTGAAGTCCTTCGGGACCAGGTCGCTGTTGGCCAGGTAGTCGCAGAAAGTCAGGGCCTGTTCGAACGTCTGCGGGCTGAGGTCGAACTGTTGCCGCGGCTGCGATTGGACTGCTGGGAGGGCGTTCATTCGACCACCTCGTGCTCGTCAACGACGTCGATGCCATCGACGACCAGCAGCGGATCGACTTCCCTAAGCAGTCCGGTCATCACCAGCGTGGCCTGGGTTTCGTTACCCCGGACCTTGTCCCATTCCACAGCGCTTGCGAGACGTGCCACCACGCCAGCAAGGCTCAGGGCCTGAATCGAGTAGCCGCGCGCGAGGAACTTGCGGACGCGAAGGAGGGAGCCGCCGGCATCCTCATTCCGCTGTGGATGCGTGTAGGTCAGGCGGCGCGCCGCCAAGTCGCGATAGAAGTCCTCGCCGATCGCCGACTTCCACGTCTCAGTCGCATGGTCGAACCACACAACAGCCTGGCAGACGGTGAAGTCAAAGGACGCGATTACCTCGCGCGGCTCCGCGAAGAGCCATCGCGTGATGAACTGGACTGGCATGCGATTGGCCGTGACGAGGGTCAGGGCGTTGTCGGTCTCGATCAGCCGGCCTTCGCGCTTCTCGTTCAGCAGCTTCGCTGCCAGCTTCAGCGTTTCGACGCTGCTGCCGAACAAATCGACGTCGTTTGCCTTCTGGCCAGCGATGGTCTCGCGGATGAAGCCACCGCCTATGCAGACGTTGGCGTCCTTCAGCAGCGAGCGGATGTCCTTCGGGATGCGGGTAACGACGAACTGGAGATCGTTGTTGTGCAGTTCGGTGATGCCTTTGGCGGCGGTGCTCATGAGTGCTCCATCCGGCGGGGCCGGCGATGTGGGAATAGATGCCGGCGTCGTGGAATCCCGGCCGGCGCGGGGCCCGTGCGGGCGGGGTAATTCGTTACGCGGCCAAGTCGGCCTGCTGCGGGGCGGCGCTCGGCGGAGTGAGGGTCAGGCGCACCTGACCGCGGCGCCATGCAGAGATCAGCTCGGCGTCTTCGTCCTCGTCCAGCAGCACCGAGACGGTGAAGCCCATGGCCACGCTGCCGCCTTCGAGAGGCTTCCAAGTGATCTTCTTCACCTTGGCGTCGGCGAAGAACACCGGCTCGATGTGGTCCATCAGGGAGCCGATCGACAGCTCGTAGCCTTCTAACTTGCCGGTGATGTCCTGCTCGCCCAGCAGCGGCAGATTCAGCGCCACCAGGTCCGTGCTGCCTTCCATCGGCAGGTTCTGCTGCTGGCCCTTGTCGGCCTTCTTCCAGAACGCCGGCAGGATGGCCGGGTCGATCGTGTTGAGGATCGTGTTCGGAGCGTTCAGCGAGAACTTCAGGTCAGCCGCAGCCGCGTCTTCGTCGCCGTGCTTTTCCTTCCGCAGGTTCAGATGCGAGAACACCGCATCGTGTTGATCGAGTTGGAACATCGGTGGTGCCTCTCGTAGGGGCCGGCTGCGCCGGCGGGAAGTCAGGACCAGGCCAGCGGCCAGCACATGGCGGCTGCGAGCAAGGCGGTGATCGCGTAGCAGGCGAGGCAGGCGGCAAAGTGGCGCCAGTTGCTGCAGCCGAAGAAGGTCAGGAGGCGCATGCGTCCTCCGACTCGAAGGCGGCAAGAGCCGCAAGCAGGCGCTCGTCGGCCATGACCTGGTCTGTGAGGTCGCGGGCTGCGAGGGAAGCGCGGGCGGCGGACCGCAATTCGATCAGCGGTGCGCGCATCGAGCGCAGCTCCGCCAGCAGGATGCGTGCGTGTTCTGCCATGCGGTCCGCGGTGATCTGCCTACCGCCGTGCTTGGCCGCCGCCTTGTCGGCCTGCTTGCCGTAGCGTGCGGCGCGGTCGGCCCGGTCCCGCAACTGGCGGTCCAGCACGGCCAGAACATCCACGCCGCGGCTCACGACAGCACCGCCTGCGCCAGCACGGCAGCCAGCACGCCCAGGCAGAACGACAGGGCATTGGCGACGACAGTGGCGACCACGTGGTGGCGCTGCTCGCGTTCGGCGGCGGTCATGCGGCACCGCCTTGCATCGCACCGACGCATGGAACTTTGGGGACCGGGATCACACTGCTGAGGTCCAGGTACTCGGCCACGTTCGCGCCGGCAATGCGGAGCGCGGTGATCCTGTGTCGGCCATCAATGAGGAATCCGCCGGTAGCCAGCATCGGCGGCAACACTTTGCCGACCATGGCTCGAACGTAGGCCTCGCTGCGGCTGTCGGCAGGGTCGGTGCCTACTTCGACGTGCGGAAAGGCGGACACAGAAGCACGACGGAGTGGAAGCACGCAGGGGAGGGACACGCCGGCGTCATCCGCCAGATCGGCAAGAAGCTGCTGCATGTCGTCTGGCAGTGACGCGACCCGGACCGACAGCACATCGACAGGGGCGCTCATGCGGCCACCTGCTGCAGTGCGCGGGCCGTGTCGTTCGCGCACATCTGCGCCCGGGCCAGCATGTCGACCGCAACCAGACCGCTGCAGGGGCGCATGGCGCGCATCCGGTACAGGTTGTAGTAGTACCGGCGATCAGCCGCCCGGCGCTCGCTCATGGCCCAGCCGAAGCGGCCCTTGCGGTACTTCGCCACCAGCAGCAGCGGGTCGATCAGGCCGTCGGCAATCTCGCCTTCGCCGCCGCAGCGGCCGCAGGCCACACCGTACTCGCACTGCGGATCGCCGCTGGCGCTGTCGTTGCGGACGTGTTCGCCGGTGCCGTCACAGTCCGGGCAGGTGATGAAGTCATGGGCCGGGTGCAGCGGAAGGCCCCGTTCCTCGCGGCAGTCGTCCTGGCAGCGCAGGTGCGACCGAATTCCCTTGTAGCGGGTCCGCGTGGTGTCCTTCGGCAGGTTCTCGAACATGTGGAGCCCCGTCTGCATGGCCCGGGTGGGCCGACGGGGTGAGATTAGGGGCGCTAATTCTCCATGTCAATAGGGGCGCTTATATTTGTGCGTGCCGGCGCGCCTAGCCTCGCGCGTCAGAGCTTTTCAGCCTTGTAGCCAGCGTGACCCATCAAGATCAGGGGGAGGTGGAACGAGAGCCAAAGCGCAACCCCAGCGGCAGCTGCGTCTCTGACAGATTTGTAATCATCCGGCGCCCACCAGAGCGCGGCTTTAACACCGCTATAGGCCATCACGCCAAAGCCGATGGCTGCCGCAAAAAAGTAAACGTAGGCCAGATACTCACGACGTTTTGAACGCTTGTAGTCGTTGGGCAGCATGTTCAAAGCATGCAACCAACTCGCTGAGAAGTGACAGGCCAGAACCATGTGCAGAGCCGCTAAGAGACAGCCCGTGCTTAGGATTCCCAACACGATGGGAAATGTCATTTTCATGATTGCTTTTGCCAGCTCGGGCGTTTGCCCTGGTCGCATGGGAACATGCGCGCGATTCCGAGCATTGCGAAATTCGCTGCGTAGGTTTGCTCCCAGTCGGGTACATCCTCATAGATCTTCGCGTGCCGTCCGATCTCTTGATCTAGGGCGGTACGAAGAAGAGCTGCATCGATCGTCACGGAGGAGGGGACGCAGGCATGCAGATCGCCCGTCACCTTGATCGGATCGGCAGAATAACTGCGCTGGCCAAACAGAACCTCCTCAATACCTTGGAAGTAGCCGGTGAGAATAAGGCGTGCAACCTTAGACTCCATCTCATCCGAAGACTCAGACTGAGCTTTCACCTTCCGGTAGTTTTCGACAGACAGTGCATTTGCGGAGAATGGGAGCACTGTCATCAAGGCTAGTGCAAGAACGCAGGTCTTCATTCTTCCCAGCTCCCTATCCACCTTACCCGGCCGATAATATGAATCGGGTGTCGAGGGCTATCCATGCGCTTAGGCTTCCGCCAGTTGTGATCGCCACGCGGATTGTCGGCCTTGAAGAACACCAAGTCGTCGATCACCTCGCAGCGCTTCACCTGGTATTCCTTGGCCGCGCCGCCGCCGTCGACCATGATCACGTACAGATGTCCGTCGCGTGGACGAGTGTCTGTAGTGTCGAAAAGAACGGCATCACCGCTGTGGATGCGCGGTTCCATGCTGTCGCCGCGGCCGTACATCACCGCCAGCGCGTCCGGGCGCAGCCGCTTCTTCGCCAGCGACTCGGCACGGAACTTCAACCGGTGCGTTTCTGCGTACTCCTGGGCTTCCGGGCCACCACCAAGGCCCATCGCTTGGGCATAGCCTTTAATGTCCGCCCAGTCGCCACTGTCGGTCGGCGGTCCGAGAAGCTGCTGCTCCGGTAGGTCGCGACGCACATCGGTGTCGTTGATACCCAGCAAGCGGCAGAACACCAGCAGCGTCCGATAGTTCATCGGGATCTTGCCGTTGAGGTACTGGCTCACGGCACCCTGTGTGATGCCCAGTTCGTCAGCGACTTGGTCCTGGGTTAGCCCAAGAGAACGCGCGCGCGCCTGCCACTCCAGTTTGAGCTTCGCGGCAGCGGCGACATCTGCTGGTGTGGGCTTCGATTTACGACTGTTTTCCATATCAGGAACGCTAATTGGAGCGGGTTCAGGAAGCCATGAGGGGCGCTATTGATCTTTCACATCAGGGGCGCTAATAATGCCGCCCATGGATATCGCCACCTACCGCAAAGAAAAGGGGCTGTCGCAGTCGGCGTTCGCCGACCTGCTGACGGCATCGGGCTCACCGGCTTCGCAGGGCCTCGTCTCCCAGTGGGAGAAGGGCGCAACGATCCCGGCCGAACGGGTCGTGGAGATCGAGAAGGCGACGGGGGGAGAGGTGAAGCGCCACTCCCTCCGCCCCGATCTCTGGCAGACCCCGGAAACCGGGGTCGCCGCCTGATATGGCCACGTCAGGGAAAGTAGCTCTCCCTGCGGTCGAGGGCGTCCATGACGGACTGCGTGCTGCGGGGATTGGCGTCGTAGACGGCGTTGCACCCGTTGCAGCGCCAGTAGTCCCCGGTGTGCTGCAGGACAACCTTGGATCCCCCAGCGAAGCAGGGTTGACAGACGTAGTGCTTAGGCTGCGTGCGGCCTGGAACTCCGGTCCCGCTCTCATCTGGGGCGACATTTGCCTCCAGCACGAAAACGCCCCCACCGAGATCAACAAGGCCATAGCTGTCCTTCTCCGCGACGGCTTCTTTGAGTTTTCGCAGTTCCTCTGTGGCCTGGAAATGCTCGCTCTGCAGCTGCAGGAGCATGGTGTTGTGAGCGAGCAGACCCTGCTGGGCTGCCAGCAGCTTCTCGTTGATCTGCGCGATAGCCGCGGCCGATTGATTGAAGTCGCGAACGGACAGGGTGGCGGTGGCCAACTCCTGGGCGCTCTTGAGCGAGGCAATCGCCGTGGCGATTGAACTGAAATCCATGTCCGTCTCCGGTGGTAGTTGGGTTGGGTCGCACCGCCAACTCTACCGGCAGACGGGCGCCTATCCAGCCGGTCACAGGCTTGCCCGGGCGGGGAAGGGGATCACCACCCCGGGCACCTTCCGGCGCCGGCGCGGCCGCACCACCTGGCCGACCGGACGCACGTCGACCCGCTCGCCGACCCGCTTCAGCACGAACCACTTCCCACCCATCCGCATGAGCGTCAGGACGTTGGCTCCGGCCAGCTGATTCGTTTTTGCCACAAGGCTGCACTCCGATTTGGGGATGCGGCCATTTTCAGAACCAGTCAGGGGAACGCAGGGGAAAACGTCTTCCCCCGCATTCCCACCCACGGGATAACTGCATGAAAAGTCTACAAATCACCTATGAGGACGGGCTGACGCGCAACGCCACGCTGCGGGATCACATGGCGTCGATGGTCCACCGCGGCGCCGGCCTCACGGCGGTGGCCGGACAGCTGGACATGGCCCCGTCGAAGCTGAGCGAGAAGCTGGCCGGCTGCGACAGCGGTGGCAAGCCTCGCGGCCTGTCGATCGATGACCTGGAGCGCTACATCCAGACCACGAAGGACGTCACGCCGGTTCACTACCTGATCGAGCGCTACCTGATCACCCCGGAGGCTGCTACGGCTGAGGCCTTGGCCGAGCTCCACAAGCATCTGTCCGACCTGAGCGGGACGCTCGCCAAGCTGGGGATCAAGTGGCCATGAACGCTACCGAGAAGGCCATGCTGGCCGTGCGGTCCCTCTGGTTCATCGCTGGCTGCCTGCAGCTGCTGCGGGGTGCCTGATGGCCAGGATCCGCTCTATCAAGCCCGAGTTCTGGTCCAGCGAGCAGGTGATGGAATGCTCGCCGATGGCTCGGCTGCTCTTCATCGGCCTGTGGAATTTCTGCGACGACGCCGGAAACCATGTGGCCAGCGCCAAGACAGTGAAGGCCGAAATCTTCCCCGGCGACGACATTGGCTCGTCGGATGTGCAGCGAATGCTCGACGAATTGTCGTCGAACTCGCTGATCGCCTTCTATACCAACGGTGACAAGGAATATCTGCACGTTACCGGCTGGCGCAAGCACCAGAAAATTGACCGCCCCACGTTCAAACATCCGCCGTTCTCTGGTGATGCTCGACGAGGGCTCGACGAGGCCTCACCCCCGGAAGGGAAGGGAGAGGAAGGGAGAGGAGAGGAAGGGAAGGGAGAAGATCTATCCTCGCTTCGCTCGGATTCGTCCGCACCTTCGGCGCTGACCCTCGACGGTGGCGACGGGAACATCCAGGCACTGGGCCCCAAGCAGCGGAAGACGGCCCGAATCCAGCAGATCGCTCAGGACGCGCAGACCGCGTACAACGCGATCATGGCCAAGCCGGAAGGGCTGCTGGCTGCCTGCACGGTGCTGAACAAGCCGCGCATCAAGGCTGTCGAGAAGGCCCTGCCGACTGTGCGCCAGCTGTGCGTTCGGCTGTTTGGCAGCGAGAAGGTCACCCCACAGTTCTGGCAGCTGTACTTCGAGACGGCAGCCGAGGACGACTTCCACGCCGGACGGCAGCCAGGTGGCCCAGGCCATGAGAACTGGAAGCCTGACTTCGAGTACCTGCTGCGCGAGAGCGTGATCGCAAAGCTGGCCGACCGCGCCCTGTCGGAGGCCGCATGAACACCGCCCGCGACGAAGTGAGCCGGCTGTCGGGTCTGTACGGAGACCAGCAGGCACTGCGTCTGCCGCCGCACAGCGTTGAGGCTGAGCAGTCCGTGCTGGGTGGGCTGATGCTGGTCAACCGTGCGTTGGTCGAAGTGCAGGACGTTCTGGCCGAGGCGGACTTCTACCGCCGTGACCACCAACTGCTGTGGCGCTGCATCATGCAGCTGGCCGAGAAGCGCCAGCCGTTCGATGCGGTGACTATCGGCGAGTGGTTCGAGGCTGCCGGGCAACTGGAACTGGTAGGCGACGGCGCGTACATCATCGAGCTGGCGAACAACACGCCGTCGGCGGCCAACGTTCGGGCCTATGCCGAGATCGTGGCGGAGAAGGCCAAACTGCGTGCGCTGATCGACGCAGGGCACGACCTCATCGACGCGGCCTACAGCCCCGAGGGTCGCAGCGCGCTCGACCTGATCGGACACGCCCAGTCCCGCATCGGTGGGCTGCTGGACAGCGAGCCGTGCGACCTGGAGCCGGTGGCACCGGTGATGGCGCGTGTTTTCGACCAGCTTTCCCACGCCGCCGAGACCGTCGATGGCATCACCGGTCTGTCCACCAGCATGGAAGACCTCGACCAGATCCTGGACGGCTTGCTGGGTGGGCGCCTGTACGTGCTGGCCGCTCGACCCAAGATGGGCAAGACGACCCTGGCGCAGAACATCGCCGAGCAGGTGGCCCTGCGTGCGGGCAAGTCGGTCGCCTTCTTCAGCTTCGAAATGAAGCCAGAGGAATTGGGCAAGCGCATGCTGGCCAACCTGGCCGGGGTGAGCGGCGGGAAGCTGCGGTCGGGCAAGCTCGACAACGCCGACTGGCAGAACGTCACCCTCTGGACACGCAGGATCGGCGAGGCGGCGATGCGCATCAGTCGGCCGCGCATCGCCAAGGTGCAGCACGTCTGCGCCCAGGTGCGCCGCATGAAGGCGCAGGACGACAACCTGGTGCTGGTGGTGATCGACTACCTGCAGCTCATGCACGTCTCCGGGGACAACCGTGCCGCCGGCATCGGCGACATCACCCGTGCGCTGAAGCTCCTGGCCAGCGAGCTGGACATCGCAGTGTTGCTACTGAGCCAGCTCAACCGCGACCTGGAGAAGCGCACCGGCGACAAGCGCCCGATCGTGGCCGACCTCCGTGACTCCGGTTCCATCGAGCAGGATGCCGACGCGGTGATTTTCATCTACCGCGACGAGATCTATCACCCCGACAGCCGTTGGGCTGGCACGGCTGAATTGATCGTGGCCATCCAGCGCGACGGTGCGCCTGGCATGGCACGCGTCGCCTATGCGCCGGAGTATTTCCGGTTCTCCAATCTGCCCGAATGGTGGGAGCCCAAGCAGACCAGCGCCTCGGCGCCGGCTGCTGGGTCCGCTCCGAGGGCTCGCCGAGGGCTCGCCGCCGCGTTGCCGATGGGGGATCGAGAATGAGCCTGACCGCTGCAGCGAAGAAGATCCGCGCCAAGCGCGCACGCCGGCCGATCTACCTGGTGGTGGCCAAGCTGATCGACCCGAACACCGGGGAGCTGGTGGGCGCGTTGGTGCCGGCTCATGACGTCGACCAGCGCCTGCTGCGCGACAGGAAGTTCCGCGTGGGGCGGCAAATCCGCGGGGAACTGAAGCAGCCGCGCGAGGAATGGCAGCACCGCCTCATCCACAAGATCGGCCACCTGATGGTCGACAACGTGGAGGGCTGGGAGCAGCTGGGCGCGCACGACGCGGTGAAGCGCCTGCAGCTGGACGCCGACGTGTGCTGCGAAACAGTGGAGATGGACGCCACCCCGGTCATCGCGGCGGTGCTGGACGCCTGCGAGGCGCTGCTGGGTGCAGGCGCCCGCAAGGTGCTGGCCGGCGTGTTGCCGGAGATTCGCACCATCCCGGTGAAGCGCGCAGAGAGCCTGTCATTCGACGAGATGGAGCAGTCCCGGTTCCAGGAACTGTTTGACGGCCTGACCGAGTACATCGGCAACCACTACACCCACGTAATGCTTGATGACGTGCGCGCCGAGTTCTGGGAAATGGCTGGGCAGAACAGGAGGGTGGCGTAATGGATACGCGCTCAGTGAAAGGCCAGCGCGAGCCAGTGCTTCCTTCGCCATTTGGCAACGATCGCGTCGGAGGCGACCTGTTCTGCATCAAATCGCGCACAGACGTGGTCGATGTATGCGACCTCGCCCAGTCGCGTGACCGGGCCGTATCGGCGTCTTTCCCAGTGCGAGGCCATTTCCTTGGAGACGTCCAAGATCCTACCGATGACTGGCAGAAAATCCGCTTCCGTCAGCGGGTCCTCGATGAGGGCTGTGCACCCCCGCTGCAGGGAGCTGAATTCGGTGAGGGGAGGTTCCGGGATGACGGTGTTTGGGGTCATGGCCACCTTGAACGCATCGCGAAGAATTTTCAGCGCGTCAACACGGGCTGCGACAGCACGCACGCGCTCGAAGTCTTCCAGCCGCTTCATCCGGACCGGGATGTAAAGCGCAAGCACGATGCCGACGACGGCGGCGACCACCTGAATCCATGTAGCCCAAGTTGCTTGATCCATTTTCCCGAGCTTCCATTTTGGTCGCCAAAGATGATCGCTGGTGGCCGGGCCGCCGGCAAGCTTGGGCGGTGCTGCCCATGAGAACCAAGAACGCCAGAGCATTCACGCCGGCCGAGAAGCGGCACGTGGACGCGGTGAAGCTGCTTCCCTGCAGCGTCTGTAGCCGGCCAGGTCCCAGCGACGCCCACCACATCAATCAGGGCCAGCACTTCACGACCGTGGCCCTGTGCAAGGACTGCCACCAGGGCAGTTTCAACGGCATCCACGGGCAACGCCGCATGTGGCTCGTCATGAAGATGGACGAGCTGGCCGCCCTGAACGTCACCCTTTCCCGGCTGCAGCTGAAGGAGGCCGCACGATGATCCACCTCACCCTCCCGTATCCGATCAGCTCGAACCGTTACTGGCGTGCTGTGACCATCAAGGGGCATGCCGTCATGGTCCCGACCAAGGAGGCGAAGGCCTACAAGGCCGAGGTTGCCTGGCTGGCCAAGGCTGCAGGGATTGGCCAGCCGCATGCTGGCCGGATTGCGCTGACCATCCGCCTGTACCCGAACCTGCCGCAGGACTGGGCGAAGCGCGCGCGCAAGGATCCGCACACCTGGGACGACACGGTGCAGTGCATCGACCTGGGCAACTGCGAGAAGGTGCTGTCCGATGCCCTCAACGGCGTGGCCTGGGTTGACGACAAGAAGCACCGCCGCATCCTGCTCGAACGCATGGAGCCGGATGCCAAGGGCGCACGCGTCGAGCTGGTCATCGAGCATCTCGCCGCCGCGCCGTCCCTGTTCGGGGAGGCCGCAGCGTGACCACCGCCGAGGCCCGCACGCGGAAGCGCTACAACGCCTACCTGCGCCGGCATGGCGTGTGCGCTGTCTGCACCATGCGCGAGCGCGGCAGCATCCCGGCGCACTGCCAGCGCCGGCCGGACCGACAGGGCAGCTGCGACACCGACGGGCTGCTGCCGGTGTTTCGATTCGACGAGAACGTGCTGAAGGGGATGCGCGATGCAGACTGACTACTTTGGAGCCTACGTGCGCGGTGAACTGGAGCACTGGGGGCGCGAGTTTGCCCTGCACCGCGACTGCGAGTACCTCGGGCACCAGTCCAAGAACTTGCTGGCGGTGCTGATGGAGCACCACGAAATGCCTGGGCGAGCGCAGGGCTACAAGCCTCTGGAAATCGACCCGCGCGCCCAGGCGATCGAGGACATCGTGACCGACATCGCCCGCACCGACGTCAGTCTGGCTTGTGTGCTTCGCGGTTACTACTGTGGCTCGGGTCGGCGGAAGGAGGAACGCTGGGAGCAGGCGCGGCAGCTTCTGCAGCTGATGGGGCAGCGGCCGGTTTCGGTGCGGCAGTACCTGGTGATGGTAGAGCTCGGATTTCAGCGGGTGAGGGGGCGGCTTGAGGCTGGAGCGCGGGCGGCGTAGCAGACTGCTGTCGTTCAATAGCGCCCAGAACCGGCATTATCAGAAAGACATGGATAGCAATTAGCAGCACCAGCCCTAGGACGGCGGAAACGATGAACGTGGCTTTATAGTTCTTGTTGCCAGGCTTAGGACCAAATACCAGAGCTGCAAACTTTTGAACGGTGATCCCTAGCATTACGCCCAAGCCTGCCTTCAGGACCCAACTTACGATGGTGGCTGCATCCGAATCGAAGTTTTTCCCGATGTAACTGAAGAGTCCGGCTAGGACGGCCAGTTCAGCGATGTTCTTTACTGCCATTACCCCTTCGAGGGGATCGGTATCTTTCTGTCCCTGAGGTGCAGATCTGGCCTTCATGTTTTCCTACGCATTGACAGGTGTGCACCTCAAGCGTACCGTTTCAGGCACGATCAGATAAGAGCCTCCGGCAAACCCGGGGGCTCTTTCTTTTCCACCCATTCCATCGGCTCGCCCTTACCGGCGGGCCGTTTTTCGTTTCTGCGGGCGTAGGCCAGAGGTCCAGGCTGCCGGGCTCATAACCCGGAGATTCGCCGGTTCGAATCCGGCCCCCGCAACCATCCACGCCCGTCCACCCTCACCGGACCAATTCGCCGAGCCTGCCGGGCTGCGGTGACGGGCACCTATCGACCAATCGGGGAGGGCGTCATGCCGAACCGGATCAACCATGGAACCGACATGCGGGGAGAAATCATTGACGCGGTGGGGACCGCAGCCCTGAAGGTCACGCCGCCGGTAACGGTGGCCACGGCCGTCGCATCAGGGTTCACCCTGGACAAGGCGGTGCTGGTACTGACGGCCATCTATCTGGTGGGCCAGATCGGCTACCTGGTGTGGAAGTGGATCCGCGAATGGCGCCTGGCGCGCCGCGGTGGGGTGACCGGATGAAGGGCAAGGTGATCGGCGGCAGTGTCGCGGGCGTCGTGCTGCTCGCTGCCGGCGCGCTGGTGAAGCCCTGGGAGGGCTACTCGCCCACGCCGTACATCGACATGGTTGGCGTCGCCACCCACTGCTACGGCGACACCAGCCGCCCAGAAAAGGCGGTCTACACCGAGCAGGAGTGCGCTGAGAAGCTCAACAGCCGCCTGGGCAGCTACCTGACCGGCATCAGCCAGTGCATCAAGGTGCCGCTGCGCGAGCGCGAGTGGGCCGCGGTGCTGAGCTGGACCTACAACGTGGGCGTGGGTGCTGCCTGCCGGTCGACCCTGGTGGGCCGCATCAACGCCGGCCAGCCCGCCGCGAGCTGGTGCCCGGAGCTGGACCGCTGGGTGTACGCCGGCGGGAAGCGCGTGCAGGGCCTGGTCAACCGTCGGGCCGCTGAGCGCCGGATGTGCGAGGGCCGGTCGTGAACCGCATCGCCATCGCAGTCGCCGCCTTCGCCCTCTGGTCCGCAGCCATGTTCGGTGCCGGCTGGGCGTGGCGCGGCGACCGGGCAGAGGGCAGGGAAGCCGACCAGCGCGCCGCCGGCGCCGAGGCAGTGGCCGCCCAGGTGAACCAGACCCGTGCCACCGAGCACGCCCAGGCCGAGGCACTGGCCACCATCGGAGCGAAGCATGAAGAAGACCGCACTGCGGCCGCGACCGTCCCTGCTGCTGTTGTGGCTGACCTGCGCGCTGGGCGTCTCCAGTTGCGCGACGACCTCGCCACCTGCAGCACCAGCCTCCTGTCCCAAGCCGTCGCCGGCGCCGTCGAACGTGATGCGCACGCCGAACTACGAGCAGAGGTTGCGGGAGCTGCTGTTCAAATCGGCCGCGACGCCGACGACCACGTCCGCGCCAGCCAAGCAGTAATCGCGGCCGACCGGCAAACGGTGACGCAATGAACCGCCGGATGCTGGCCCTTGGCCGGCTGAAGACCGGCGAGATGAACAGGACCGAGGCAGCGTATGCCGAGCGGCTGCGCGCGCTGGAAGCGGCAGGCGAGGTGCAGTGGCACCGGTTCGAGGGCATGAAGCTGCGCTTGGCTGACAACACGTTTTACACACCGGAGTTTGCAGTCATGGCTGCCGACGGCGTCATGGAGTGCCACGAGGTGAAGGGCCACTGGCAGGACGATGCCAGGGCCAAGATCAAGATTGCCGCGGCCATGTACCCGTTCCGCTTTATCGCGGTGAAGGTCAGGCGCAAGCGCGACGGCGGTGGCTGGGAAGTGGAGGAATTCTGATGCACGCGACAGTGATTGCGTCGGTCCGCCTGCGCTGGTGGCTGCGGTGGTATCTGGCTGCCGTGGTGTGGTTTGCCCGGGCCACGGGCATGGAACCGGACTGGGAGCGGGTCGAGTGGTGGATACGCCGCGGCCTGGTACTGCGAACGACGAGGGATGGTGATGGACGCTGCACGGATTGAAGAGGTGGCGGCTGCCCTGACCGCTGAGCAAGCGGCGCGCGCTGGTGCTGATGCTGCCCTGTCAGCGCTCATCGAAGGCAGCACCGACAGCCGCATCGACCGACTGGTCGGGATCATCGAGCAGCAGGGAAAGCAGATCGCCGAGCTGGCAATGCACGTTGGCCTGCTCGTGCAGGCGGTGGCGCAGCTGCTGGGCGAGGAGGCCGGTGCACCGGTGCAGGATGAAGGTGCCGAGCCTGAGCGCGTCGACCTGGACGGGAAGCCCTACTGATGAGCGCCCGAGGGCTGGCGGGTAACCGGCAGGCCAAGCGCGCCTTGCCGACGAACAGCCGAGCTTGGCGCGCGCTGCGAGAGACCATTCTGGTTCGGGACCTGTACCGATGTCAGGAACATGGCTGCGGTGTTCTCTGCACCGGGCGCGGCCAAGCCCACGTCGACCACGTGGATGGCGACCCCAACAACAACGCCCCGGAGAACCTGCGGACGATGTGCATCAGCTGCCATAGCCGGAAGACGGCCCGCGAGGACGGCGGCTTTGGGAACGCCCAGCAGGTGGTTGTGGGGTGCGACGCCGACGGTTGGCCGATCAAGTAGGCCAACAGCGCCGGCGCGCGGTTATCCACAGAAAGCTGAATGAAAAGGGGAGGGGGGCTCAAAAGTTTGGGCCGATCGCCCGGCGATACGTGCGCCCCCCGTTCTTCGCGCATCCACAGTTGGAAAGACGACCCCCCGACCGGGGCAGAAAATGGCAAATCCAAGGACACCAGCCGCAAAAGCAGCAGTTTCTGGCGCAGCGGCCAAGAACCCAAAACGGCACAAGGACCGCAAGACGCCGAAAAAGGCCAAGGCGGTCGGGCCTCCCTACAAGGGGATGACGAAACCGCAGATCGCGGTTTGGCGTGAGCAGGTCGAAAACATGCCGTGGCTGCATGCCGGCCACCGGCTGTTGCTGCGCCAGGTCTGCATCTTGGCGGCTCGGATGGAGACCGACCCAGAAATGGGGGTTTCGGCCCTCCAGGCGCTGGGCTCCCTGCTTTCCAAGCTCGGCGCAACGCCGGTTGACGAGACAAAAGTGAATCATGGCGGCGAAGAGGACGAAGACCCCGACGACAAGCTCTTCTGATCGCACTGCGGCCTATGCGCTGGCCGTGGTGGCAGGTGAGATCGTGGCCGGTCCCCATGTGCGAAATGCATGCCGCCGGCACCTGAAGGACCTGCAAGACGGTCACGAGCGCGGCCTCTACTTCGACCAAGCTGCGGCGCAAAGGGTTTTTGAGTACTTCGAGACGATTCTGAAGCTCTCCGAGGGCCAGTTCGAGGGCCGCTCTTTTGAGCTGCACCCCTCGCAGGCATTCATTCTCGGATCGCTGTTTGGCTGGAAGAAGGCGGACGGCAACCGGCGATTCCGTCGCGCCTATATCGAGATGGGCAAGGGCAACGGAAAGTCGCCCATGGCCGGCGGCATTGGTTTGTATGGAATGACCTCCGACGGGGAGGCTGGCGCGCAGATCTACGCCGCGGCCGCGAAGAAGGAGCAGGCCGGAATCCTGTTCGCCGACGCGGTGAAGATGGTTAAGGCGTCAAAGGCGCTGATGAAGCGTCTGGAGTTCTCCGGCGGCGAGGGGCGCGAGTACAACATCGCTCACCACAAGAGCGGCAGCTTCTTCCGGCCGGTTTCGCGGGACACCGGGCGAACAGGCTCCGGTCCTCGCCCGTACTTCGTGCTTGCCGACGAAGTCCACGAGCTGCCCGACCGGCGCGCCATCGAGATGCTGGAGCGCGGCTTCAAGTTCCGGCGACAGCCGTTGCTGTTCATGATCACCAACTCGGGCAGCGACCGAAACAGTGTTGCCTGGGAGGAGCACGAGCACGCGGTGAAAGTGGCGGCTGGGCATACCGAGGCGGTCAACGACCCGACCTTTTTCGGTGAGCCGCTGGACGATCGCACTTTCAGTTACGTGTGCGCGCTCGATGATGGCGACGACCCACTGGAGGATCCGACCTGCTGGGCCAAAGCGAACCCGTTGCTCGGGATCACGATCACCGAGGAGACGCTGCGGGACATTGTTCACCAGGCGAAGGCGATTCCCGGCCAGTTGAACGGCGTGCTGCGCCTGCACTTCTGCGTCTGGACCGATGCTGAAACTGCATGGATGACCCGCGCGACGCTGGAGCCGGCATTGGCCGACTTCGAGATTGCCGAACACCACGGGAAGCCGGTGTATGGCGGGCTCGATCTGTCGCAGGTGCGCGATCTGACCGCTGCGGCGTTCGTCGTCCAAACCGGCAGCTTGCCGGTCACCGTCATGGTGGAGGGCGAGGAGCGCGTGGTCGAGAAGCCGACGTTTGATGCTTGGATTGAGGCGTGGACGCCCGGCGACACGGTGGACGCACGTCAGCTGAAGGACAAGCTGCCCTACCGGACGTGGATCGAGGCTGGCCACTTGCACGCGCCGAAGGGCAAGACGATCAGCTTCCGACATGTGGCTCAGACGCTGGCCGACTACGACCAGGGCTACTCCATTCAGCTGATGGCCTATGACCGGTATGTGTTCCGCCGCTTCGAGGACGATGCCAAACAGATTGGCCTTTCGCTGACTTTCGCCGAGCACCCGCAGGGCGGCACCAGGAAGGGCAAGCCGCTAGAGGCCGCAGCCGAGGCCGCCAAAGCAGCAGGGCAGCCGGTGCCAGAGGGCATGTGGATGCCCGGCTCGCTCAACCTGTTGGAAGAGGCCCTCTTGGAGGGCCGGATCCGACTGAAGAAGAACCCGGTCCTCGTTTCAGCGCTCATGTCGGCGGTGATCGAAACCGACAAATGGGATAACCGCTGGCTCTCCAAAGAGCGGTCCATCAACAAGATCGATCCCGCCGTCGCACTGTGCATGGCTATCGGTGCAGCGCACGCGAGCTTTGTCCGCTCAGCTTCTGTGTACGAGAAGCGCGGGATCCGGTTTCTATAGGGAAAACCATGTCCAGGTTCAATGAAGAAGACCTGAAGTCGCTGGACCGGCTCTGGAATCCGCCGCCGGCGGCGCCACCCAGCGCACGCGCTGAGGCCGGACAGTTCGCGGGAATGAATGATCCGGCTTTGCTGGAGTTCATCCGATCACAGGGCGGCCACGGCGGCGGTGGCTACCAGCTGCGCAACATGGCGGTACTCCGCTGCCTGTCCCTGATCTGCGGAACCATCGGCATGCTGCCCCTGAACCTGGTCGAGTCGGGCAGGAAGAAGCGGATAGCCGACGAGCATCCCGCGCACCGCCTGCTGAAGATCAAGCCGAATCCATGGCAGACCCCGCTGGAGTTCAAGCGGCAGATGGAGCTGGCCCGGCAGCGGCACGGGGACGCCTACGCGCGGATCGTGTGGTCAGCAGGTCGGCCAATCCATCTGATCCCGCTGGATTCCCCAGCGGTGAGGGCTGAGCTTGGCGACGACTGGCGCATGCTCTATCGGTTCAACAGCAAGAAGCGTGGAGAGGTCATTCTCAAGCAGGAGGAAGTACTGCACATCCGCGACCTATCCGTGGACGGTGTGACGAGCCTGTCCAGGATGAAGCTGGCGGATCGGGCTATCCGCCTGGCGCTGGATGCGGAACAGGCAGCGAGCCGGATCTTTGAGACCGGCAACATGGCCGGTGGTGCCATCGAGGTGCCCAATGCGCTCAGCGACGTGGCCTATGAGCGCATGCGCACGTCCCTCGACACCGAATATGCCGGCGCGGCCGCGGCGCAGCGCTGGATGCTGCTGGAGGAGAACGCCAAGGCCAACAAGTTCGGCAGCACCGCCCAAGAGGCCCAGCATGTCGAGAACCGCAGCGCACAGGTGGAGGAGGTGGCCAGGCTCTACGGTGTTCCCCGCCCGCTGCTGTTCCTGAGCGATACCAGCTGGGGCACTGGAATCGAGCAGCTGGGCATCTTCTTCCTGCAGTACACGATGCTGGAGCACTTCACCAACTGGGAGCAGGCGGTCGCGCGATCGCTGATCGACGAGCGGGATCTGGAGCGCTACCAGCCCAAGTTCAACGTGCGGGCACTGATGCGCGGCACGCTCAAGGATCAGGCGGACTTCTTCAAGGCCGCTCTCGGCTCCGGCGGTACGGCGCCGTTCCACACGCAGAACGAGATCCGCGACCTCCTGGACTATCCGGAATCGGATCAGCCAGGGGCCAACGACCTGATCAACCCCATGACACAGAAGGGAAAGAGCAATGAGCCTCCGGCAGCTGCCTGAAATCCGCGCCGAGCGACGGCTAGGCGCCGCCCAGTTCGACATGCGTCCCGACGCGCTCGAACGCTGGGAGCCCGAAGTTCGCGCCGCCGGGAACGACGCGAACAGCATCTCGATCTATGACTCGATCGGCGAAAACTGGGAGGGCACTGGCGTCACCGCCAAGCGGATCAGCGCCGCCCTACGCGCCATCGGCGACAAAGACGTGGTGGTGAACATCAACTCACCCGGCGGCGACTTCTTCGAAGGTGTCGCGATCTACAACCTGCTGCGCGAGCACCAGGGCAGGGTGACGGTCCAGGTCATGGGCCTGGCCGCGTCGGCGGCGTCGGTGATTGCGATGGCCGGCGACGAGATCCTGATGGGCGACGGATCGTTCCTGATGATTCACAACGCATGGGCGGTGGCCATCGGCAATCGGCACGACATGGCCGACGCGGCAAAGCTGCTGGAGCCATTCGACACGGCCATGGCCAAGGTCTACGCGGCCCGCTCGGGCGTCACCGAGGCTGAGGCGGCCCGGATGATGGACGAGGAGACCTGGATCGGTGCCGCCCAGGCGGTGGAAGACGGCTTTGCCGATGGCCTGCTCGATGGAGCTGCCGCCACCAAGGATGCAAAGCAGGCATCGGGTGGGCGTAAGGCGCTGGCCTTGGTCGAGGCGGCGATGGCCAAAGCAGGCCACTCCCGCTCCATGCGACGCGACACCCTGAAATCGCTGTTCAACGGCAAGCCGTGCGCTGCCGGGTCCGCTACGCCGAGCGCTGGCGGCAACGAAACCTCGGCCCTGCTGCAGGGCCTTCTCGACAACATCAAAGCCTAAGAGGCCAACACATGACCAAGATGACCCACGGCCGCGTCCCGCGCGGCCTCGTTTCCGTGCACGCCGATGGCGGCAGCCAGCCCGACGTGAAGGCGCTGGTGGAGTCGCTGAACAAGGCATTCGCCGACTTCAAGGCTGAGCACACCAAGCAGCTGGAAGAGATCAAGAAGGGCAGCGCTGATGCACTGCAGGCCCTGAAGGTCGACAACATCAATGCCGATATCACCCGCCTGCAGGCTGCGGTCGACCAGGCCAACACCCAGATGGCCGCGTTCCAGATGGGCGGCGGTAGCGCCGGCAGTTCTGTCGCTGATGCGGAGTACACCGAGTCGTTCCGTGCCCACTTCCGCAAGGGTGAAGTGCAGGCTGCCCTCAACAAGGGGGCGGCCGATGAGGGCGGCTACTTGGCACCGGTCGAATGGGACCGCTCGATCACCGACCGCCTGGTCATCGTGTCGGACATGCGCCAGCTGGCCAACGTGCAGCCCTGCTCCGGGGCGGGCCTGACCAAGCTGTACAACACCGGCGGCACGTCCTCGGGCTGGGTGGGCGAAGAAGATCCCCGCCCGGAGACCGCAACGGCAAAGCTGCGTCCGCTCAGCTTCGGCTGGGGCGAAATCTACGCCAATCCGGCGGCGACCCAGCAGCTGCTGGACGATGCCGAGATTGACCTGGAGGCATGGCTGGCCGGCGAGGTCGAGCTGGAGTTCGCCAAGCAGGAGGGCGATGCGTTCTTCTCCGGCAATGGCGTCAACAAGCCGTTCGGCATCCTGACCTACGTGGAAGGCGGCGCCAACGCGGCCAAGCACCCGTTCGGTGCCATCAAGGCCGTGAACAGCGGGCTGGCGGCTGGCATCAACGGTGACAGCATTCTGGACCTGGTCTATGACCTGCCGTCGGCATTCACTGGGGGCGCTAAGTTCGCGCTGAACCGCAAGACGCAGGGTGTGGTGCGCAAGCTGAAGGATGCCCAGGGCAACTACCTGTGGCAGCCGTCGCTGGTGGCGGGTCAGCCGTCGACCCTGGCCGGCTTTGCGGTGCAGGATGTGGCCGCGATCCCGGATGTGGCAGCAAACGCCATCGCCGCGCTGTTCGGCGACTTCAAGCAGACCTACACCGTGTACGACCGCAAGGGCGTGCGCGTTCTGCGCGACCCGTACACCAACAAGCCGTACGTGATGTTCTACACCACCAAGCGCGTGGGCGGCGGTGTGCACAACCCGGAGCCCATGCGAGCCCTCAAGATCGCCGAGTAATCGGTCCAGGGAACAGCGGAACACGGGGCGGCTTCGGCCGCCCCTTCACTGGGAGAAGCCATGAGCAAGCTCACGAAGCCGTTTCGCGGTGTGCGCGGCGGCGAGATTTACCCGACTGATTTCGCCGTCGGGGATGAATGCCCGCCCGAATTGGAAGCAGGTGCCCGGGCCTTGGGTGCGCTGTCGGAGGGCATGTCTTCGGCTGAATCGGAATCGGATGAGAAGCCGGTGCTGATTGCCAAGCTCGAGGCCGCCGGCATCCCGTTCGACAAGCGCTGGGGGGCGGAGAAGCTGGCCGCGGCTCTGGCTGAAGGGAAGAAGGACTGATATGCCCATCGTCTCACTCGCACAAGCCCGCTCGCATGTGCGAGTTGAGGCCGATTACCCTGAGGAACAGCTGCAGGCCGCCATTGCCGGCGCGCAGGATGCAGCGCAGGCATACCTCAATCGGAGGATCTACGAGGACGCCGACGCCTTGGCTCTGGCAAGGCGCAGCTACCCAGCCGTAATGAAGGCCGCCGCGCTTGCAAAAAGCCAGGCGCTGGCAGATGCGGTGTTCATTGAGGATGGGGACGAGCGCACCGCCGCGCTACGGCTGGCGGCTGTCGCTCATCGCGAGGCGACAGTAGAGGCGGAGGCCTGCATCCACGGCGTTGTTGCGAATCCGAGCATCTTCTCTGCCATCCTGCTGACGCTCGGTCACCTCTACGCGAACCGCGCGGATGTGATCGTGGGGGCTCAGGCGGTCGAGCTACCCAACGGTGCCAAGAGCCTGCTGCGCCCATACCGAAGGGTGATGATGCCATGACGCTTCTAGATGGCGATCTGCAGCACCGTATCCGCTTCGAGCGCAAGACCGAACTGCGCGACCCGCTGGGCGGCCCAGGTAAGCCGGTGTGGGTCGAGGTTGTGAGTGTGTGGGCCAAGGCCACCAACAATCTTGCGGCAACGACAGAGGCGGTCGCCGCCGGTGCAGAGCGCTACCGGGAGCAGGTTCGGTTCGATATCCGTCCGCGTGACGTTGATCCTCAGTGGCGGATCGTGTTCCGTGGCCGTGCCTTCGATATCAAGAGCATCGCACCCAGCAACGACCGCAGCGAGATGGCGATTATCGCCATAGCGGGGTCGGGCAATGGCTGAGCAAGTGTCAATCCAGGGGCTGGATGGCCTGTTGCGCTCGCTGCGGGAGGCCCCCAAGGCCATCCAAGGCAGGGCAGTCCAGGCCGGCATGCGCAAGGGCGGCAATGTCATCCGGGACGACGCGAGACGCCGGGCGCCGAAAGCAACGGGCTTCATGGCGTCTCAGATCGTCACCCGCCGGGCCAACTCCAAGAGCCGACAGCGCGCAGGTGTAGGCCGAGGCGGCGAGTACTTCACTGTAGGCGTTAAGACGGGGCGCCGCCGCACGTACGCCAACACCAAGCGCAACCGGCGCCGTGGTCGCGTTGGGAAGGTCTACGAGGAGTCTGGGTGGGCCTATTACTGGCGGTTCGTGGAGTTCGGCACCAAGAACATGCGGGCCTCTCCCTTCCTCACACCCGCCGGTGAGACGAAGGGACCGGAGGCGGCACAGGTGATCATCGATGAAACCTGGGCGGCGCTCGACAAGCAGCTGAAAAAGGATGGCTGGCGATGATGGTTCCTTTGATCCAATCCCTTCTGGAAAGCGATGCGGTCGTCCGGCAAGTGCTCGGCGACCCTGTCCGACTGTTCCTGGGTAGTGCGCCTCAGAACACGCCGCTCCCCTACGCGACGTGGGAGGTGGTCAACGGCTCGCCAACCGTGATGCTGTCCGAACCGTCGCCGGCTGACGGCTGGCGGGTCCGAATGACCGTATGGGGCGAGGTCCTCAGCCAAGCCAACGCCGTTGGCGTTGCTATCCGCGACGTGGTGGAACGCGTGGGCGGCATCGAGTCGTACAACCCTACCCCCGACAGCGACGGCACGGATTCGGTGGGCATTTCATTCGACGTGCGGCTCCTGCAGCTGCGCTGATCTACACAACGGCAACCCGCTGGCCCCGCAAGGGGCCTTTTTCATGCCCGGCGACGGGCGCAATACAAGGAAACCCCTATGGGACAGGTAATCAAGTCGAAGCACTCGCAGCTGTTCGTCGCCATTGCCGCGGCCGAGGTCATCAAGGTGACCCGCCTGCGTTCGGTCGGCTTCCCCGATGGCCAGGCGTCGGAGATCGATATCTCCGATTACGACGACGACTGGGACCAGTTCGTCGCCGGCCGCAAGCAGACCGGCAGCACCAGCATCGAGATCATCTACGACAGCGTCGACCACGAGAAGCTGGAGGAGCTGCACGATACCGGTGCCGTCGTGAACTGGCTGGTGACCGCGCCGTTGTCGGAAACCGAAGGCGTGGCCATGCCGACCGCCGTTGCCGGCAAGATCACCCCGCCGGACACCGTGCTGTCCAAGCAGTTCGACGGCTTCGTGCAGAACTTCGCGGTGACCAGCCAGGACAACGATGTGTGGAAGGCGACGATCACCATCCGCGGCTCCGGCGCCGTCACCACGCACCGCCCGACGCCGTAAGGCTGCGGCAACGGCGCACACTCAGGCCCGCTCCGGCGGGCCATCTCTCTGACGGGGCGCGCGGATCCTCCGCGTGTTAGCCGTGCGCGGCCCGCGCGCCCTGTCGCCATTCAAGGAAACGGCCAATGAGCAAGACCAGCGAAACCACCCAAACCCAGCCGCAGCAGCCCGTGAGCATCCTGCAGTCGTTCACCAACCTGGGCATGTTCGCCTCCAAGGACGTTCGCGCCGACACGATCACCTTGCCCAACGGTGCCAAGGTGCAGTTCCACGTTCGCGAACTGCCGGATGCGGAGTTCCGCAAGTTGTGGGGCGAAGGCGACCGCGCCAAGCTGATCGCAGCGACCATCTGCGACGAGGACGGCAAGCCCGTCATGAACGTGGAGCAGGCCGCCCAGCTCAAGCCGCTGGTTGCCGCTGAACTGCAGCGTGTGGCCATGAAGCATTCCGGCTTCGGCGAAGAGGCTGCCCAAGCCCAGGCCAACGCGGGAAACGGCTAAGGCAGCGCGGCGAGGACTGGTTTTGGAAGGTCCTCGCCGGCCACCTGCACCGCACGGTGTCGGAGCTGCGGGCGAACATGTCGCGCCGGGAGTTCCTGGAATGGTGGGAGTTCCATAAGCGGAATCCCATCGACCCGGTAAGCCTGCACATCAAGCCCGCTGCCTTCGCGGCGTACATCACCGCCTCACACAGCCAGGGCGGCACCAAGCGCTCCTTCCAGGAGTACCTGGAAACCCTCGTGCCGCGTTCCGAGGAGGACGAGGCGCAGGACTGGTTCGATCGACTGGGATGACCATGACCAACACCTTCGGGCGCTTTGCTGCCCTCCCCATCGGCCCTCTGCTCGCTGCGCGCGACGGAGGGCTCACGCTCGCCACGACGAGCGCGGCCGACCTCAACCGCATGGCACGGTCGGATATAGCGCAAAGTGCCGGCACGGTGGGCGCAGAGTTCGCCCTATGGGGTGAAGACGATATGTCGGCGGTGGTAGGCATCGTCAACGGCGCTGCATCGTTGGCCGGCTACCCGGGCTCGGATGCCGACGGAATCGGCTGGAACCTTGCTGGGGGAAGGGTGATCGCCAATGGCAGCGCGGTCGCGGTAGGGCTCCCATTCGTTGGCCGAGGGGATACCGCTGGCGTACTGGTGGAGATCGGAATTCCGAACCGCCTTAAGCTGTACCGCAACGGTGAGCTTGTCCACGAGCGGGACTTCACGTTGTCCGGACCACTGCACTTCGCCGCTGCACTCGCCGCAACCAAGGCCGGCGGGCTGTCCCTGGTGGTCAATGCGGGTCAATGGGGCGCACGGAGCCCTGCCGCCGCCGCTGGTTGGTACACCTCAGGACCTGCCGCCGATGTGGTGCGCCTCGCCGACGCTGACTGGCTCACGGCGCCGGGCGATACACCTGCGAACGTTCGCTTCGAGGGGTTGGTTGCCGAGGGCCTGACCCTTGTTAGCGAGATCAGCTTCTGGCCGTGGGGAGGCGAGTCCTTGATCCAGACCAGTGCCGCGGAATGCTTGGTGCTGGATGCTGAGGGGCTGCTGGACGGACTGGCACAAGGCGGTGTGTCTGGATTGCCGGTACAGATCCGAACCGGTCCGGAAGACGGCATGCTCAATGACACGGTGCCTGTGTTTCGCTTAGCGGTGGACCGCATCGAGATCAACGACGACGGCAGTAAGACGTTGCACTTCAAAGATGCCCACGATGATCTTGACGGGACGATCAACCGTGGGGTCTTCCTGCCCAACATTCCCGCACTCGCCTGGAAGCCGCAGCCAGTGGTAATTGGGGCTGTTGCCAGCGTACCCGCCATGGGGGCCAACTCAGATGCCACGGCCATGTTTGTGGCTGATGCGCCGATCTATGCGGACACGGTGATGGACCGAGGCGACAAATTGGAGCCGGGAACGTTCAGCGTCTCGCCGGATGGGCAGCAATTGCTGATGAAATCGCTACCGGTAACCCCTGTGGTGGCAGACCTGTCCAGCATCGGCCCGGGGCAGCAGCCTGCCACACTGCGGCAGGCTATGGCCGATATCATGGGAAGGCTGGGCAAGACAGCATGGGTAGCGGCTGATTGTGCAGCGATCGATGGCGAAACCGGGTATGCCGGCATTGGCTACTACGCCGGCAGCGCGGTCACCGGTCGAGATGCAATGAACGCGATCCTCCCCAGCTACGGCGCGGGTTGCTACCAAGATCCGAGCGGGCCGCTACGATTCACGCGGGTGATTGCGCCGGAGACCTCCGGGGCAGCGCCAGCGTTTGATCTGAGCGAGGCGGACATGGCTGAAGACCTGCTCTGTGTCCCCGATGACGCGCCGAATCTGACCCGCCGGATGGCGTATCGGCCGAACGCCCAGGCGCTGTCGGCATCGGACCTGGTGACAGACGTAGTGGATGTGCCTCAATGGCGCCGCGACGAACTGGTGGGCCTGTTCAGGGCGCAGGTATATGGGGCCGGGGCGCTCCATCCTCACTATCGCAAAGCTGACGCTGCCGACCCGGTCGTGTCGCTGTTCTGGCGCTCGGTGGACGCACAAGCAGAGATCGACCGAGTAGTGGGCATCTACCGCGACCAACGCTTCTTCTACCAGGTCACCGTCCGGGGCGATCAGCAGCTGGCCCCGCTTCCGGGACAGATTGGCCGGCTGACTTACAGCCGTTATGGCCTGGCCGACGGTAAGCCGGTGTTGGTGCGGCGCGTGGAGCGCAACCCTGCCACGGGAGACGTGGTGCTTACCCTGTGGGGGTGATGACGTGTTGATTGGATATGGCATGCCGGCGGTGGAAGCGGTCACCCTCACTGGCGGAACGTGGCTGTCGGCGGACCAGGGCTCGGCGCTCTTCGATGGTAAGCCGGGGCGAGCGTCGCGGATGCGGCGCACCAGTTCGCTGGCGATCACGATCACCCTGGCCGAGGCTGTTGTGCCGGGGATCATCGCGATTCTCGGCCTCAACATCCCGCCCGGCGTGCAGGTGACCGCGGCCGGCACCAGCAGCACCACGGTGCGACTGCCCGACGGGAGTGTCTGCGCATGGCTGTTTCCGCAGGCCGATGCCCTGGTTTCGACCGTGTCCGTCGAGATCGCGACAACCGCGACGAACGTGGACGTGGGCGAGATCGCGATCTTCCGGGCAGTCGAGGTGGGCATCAGCGACGGCTGGGCGGTGGCCACGATCGACACCAGCGTGCACACCCGCACCAAGGGTGGGCAGGTCAACTCGGTTCCCGGACCTTTGTACCGCAGGCTGACCTGCACCTTGTCCGGCCGGGCGACAGCTGCCGTGCGCGGCGGGGGACTGGGCGGGACCGACTGGGAGACGGTGGCGGCAGCGATCGCGGGGCGTAGGCGCTCCTGCGTTGTGCCGCAGTACCGGGACATGATCAGCAAGGCGTTCGACCCGCTGCTGGCAGCGCGGTCGGTGCTCTACGGATACCCAACACAGCTGCCTTCGGCGGAGAACATCAGCCGTCAGTACTTTTCAGGATACATGGAGTTTGAAGAAATTCCGGCCTAGGCCGCTAAGGATTTGGGAGAGAACAAAACAAGTGTCTATGAATACAATTGATGCAGAAAATGCCATTGTCGACGATCTAGAGGCGTGGTCGCTGGAGTTCCTGGCAAGCGCTGGACTAGCCATGGGGCTTCTTGTCATCTTAAAACTTGGTGGGTCGTTCCAGTTTCCATTTGAAAGCAAGCTGGTGGAGGACGCGATCGAAGGGATATCTTCCAGAGCCCTCGTAGCTGTCTGTGGCGGGTTAGCAGTAATGGGGTGCCTGGCGAGAGTGCTGTTTGGCATCTGCCCGCCACTGGGTAGTTTCCTTGGTAGGTGGTTAGATCAGTTCCTATCGTCCGTGACTCAGTTTGCGGCTGCTTGCTTCGGTGTATCTGTCGGATTGTTGTTGCTGTCTTGGTTCAACGTGGATCACATTGTTGACGCAGCGGTCATGCTGATGATCAGCACTTGGCTATTGATCGTTCGAGCGCTAATGAAGAGTCTGTATTCCAACGGATACGAGTTCTCACCTGTGGTCCAGTTCGCTCTGACTTTAGGGAGCGGAATTGCACTGATCACAATGTTCATATGGGTCCTATCAGGTTAAGCGAGGTTCGCCCTCAAGAACGTCGCAGGTTGTTCATCGAAGCCCCGCCAAGTGCGGGGCTTCTTCGTTTCCGGAGCTACCATGTCTCTCTACACCCTTACCGTCGATCTGCTGCTGAAATCGGGCTCGTTCGAGCGCGACAGCGGGAAAGCCGCGCGCATCGTGCAGCGCGACATGGGTACGATTCAATCGTCTATGTCAGACGCCGCGCGCCGCGGCGCCGATGAGGTCGCGGCCGGATTTCGTCGGGTAGCGACTGAGGCGGTGGGTCTTACATCAGCCTTGGTGGCCGTAAAAGCCGCAGTTGGCAAGGCCGACGAATGGACGAACCTCAACAACAGGCTGCGGCTGGTCACGCAGGGCCAGGCGCAGTTCGCTGCAGCGCAGACTGACGTGATCCGGATTGCCGGCGCAGCGCGACAGCCTCTGGGTGCGACTGCGGAGTTGTACCAGCGAATCGCGATGAACCAGGAGGCCCTCGGTCTGTCTGGGAGAGACTTGGCACGCGTTGTCGAGACCATCAGCAAAACGATGGTGATCAGTGGTACGTCTGCGGCGGGTGCCGATGCCGCCCTCGTGCAGCTGGGTCAGGCGTTTGCCTCCGGCACCCTTCGAGGTGAAGAGCTGAACTCGGTACTCGAGCAGGCGCCAGCCCTGGCCCAGGCCATCGCCAAGGGCCTGAACGTACCGATCGGGAAACTGCGTGAACTGGGCGCCGCGGGCAAGTTGTCGTCACAGCAAGTGATTAACGCGCTGCAGAGCCAGGCTGGCGCCGTGGACGAGGCGTTCGGCAAGATGGATTCCACCGTTGGGCAGGCAATGACACTGTTCAACAACAACCTGCAGGTCATGATTGGCCGTGCCGACGAGGCAACCGGCGCATCCAAGGCGCTTGCAGCCGGCATCGGTGCCCTCGGCAGCAATCTGGAAATGGTAGCTGTCGCCGGAGCGGCGGTCGCATCTGGACCGCTGCTGAAAGCCCTCCTGGCGCGGGTCGCTGCGGCCAACGCTGGTATGGCGGCAGACCGGGCCGCAGCGGCTCAGAACTTGGCCGCTGCGCAGCAGCTCGAACTGCGGACCCGTGCCGCAATGCTCGATGCGGAGGCGGAAGTGCGCCGCACGGCTGCGATCGGCGGTAGCGTTTCGGTGAGCAGCAAAGCCGCTGCAGCGACCCTTGAGCATCGACAGGCCACGCTGCTGCTGGCTCAGGCGCAAACTCAGGCTGCAGCGGCCAACGCCGGTTGGCTTGCGCGTGCTGGATCAGCGACGCTTGCCATACTGGGAGGTCCGGCGGGCATTGTGACCATGCTGGCCACTGCCGCTGCGGGCTGGTTGATCTTCCGCGACAACACGAAGATTGCGTCGGCTGCGCTGATCGATTTTGGTGGTGCGGCTGACACTGCCATCGAGAAGTTCAAGACCCTCAACGCCCAGATGCAGGCCGGCGAGATCCTTCGACTGCAGAAGGAGATCGACGAGAACTACCGGACCATCACCAGCTCGATTACGGAGATGGTTGCTGCGGCGACGAACTTTTCCACCGCGAGCCAGGCTTCAGAGTTCATCCAGGAAACGCAGCGGCTGGATGCCGCCTTTAAGGCCGGCAAGATTGGCGCCGATGAGTTCTCCAGTGGTCTGGAGGCGGCATGGCGAGCAATGATCGCTGGCTCGCCAGCTGCTGCCACCGTGGCCAAGAGCCTCACGGAAGAGACCGCTGCGGCGGCGACTGCTGGCAGAGAGGTCGATCGTAAGCGCGCGATCCTCGACGCCTTCACGGGCAGCAGTAGCCAAGCGAAGACCGCAACCGACGCGCTGTCGGGTTCGTTCAATGTGCTGGGCGACTCGGCTGGCGCCGCAGGCAAGCGCGTCGCGTCGGCGATGCAGTCGCTGCCGGGCCAGCTCGCCCGCGTCGGCAAGAGCGCGGCCGAAGTCGCAAAGCTGGACGTAAATGACTGGTTCAAGGAGGCCCAGGCCAGCGGCGTCGACTTTTCCAAGCGCGACGACCCGAAGGTCAAGCAGTACATCGAGCAGGGCGCACAGTACATCCGGCTCCAGACCGAGCTGGCTGCCGCGCAGAAGAACTTCACGGAGTCGCGCAAGGCTTCCGCGGCGGCTGAGCGTGCCGGCGCCAAAGATCGCAAGGCAGACGCGGAGGCGATCAAGCGGTACAACGAGCAGGCGGCAATGGCGGCTGCGACGATAGCCGGCCCACTGGCCGAGGCCACCGAGCACCAGAAGCAGCTCGAGGACAAGCTGAAGGAAGCGCTGAAGGAGGGGCGCATCGAGCGGGCCGCGTACAACACGTTGGTCTTGGAGTCGCAGAAGGCGTTGGAACAGTCCAGCGCGGAGATCAAGAAGGCCCTCGCCAGCCCCGAGGCGCTTCTAGCGACGATGGATGCCGAGGTCGCCATGCTCGGCAAGGTCGGCCGTGCACGCGAGCTGTCGCGGCGCGAAATGATGAACGAGCGGGACATGCAGCAAGAGCTGCAGAAGGCGGTGGAGGCCGCCGGCGGCAAGGAGGCCCTGGCGTTGTCCAAGGGGGCAGCGAGCTACGCGCAGTACGAGCAGTCCATGCTGGATGCCGCCCGAGCATCGGCCGATCTTTCCCTGCGCGTGGAGGAGGCCGCTGCCAACGTTGAGGCATGGGCCGGCGTGGTCGTCAACGGTGTGGGCGATGCCGCCGACGCCATGGCTGACTTCGTTGCTGGCGGCATGCGGGACTTCGACAACCTGTGGGACGACCTGAAGGATGCCGCCAAGCGCGGGCTGCGTGACCTGGCTCGCGAGTTCCTGCAGCAGAAGATCGTGATTCCGATCCAGACGCAGATCCTCAACGGGATGAACGGCCAGGGCGGTGGCCTGAGTCTTCAGAGCATCATGGAGCTGTTCGGTGGCAACGGCGCCGCCGGCGGCGGTCAGAACCTGGGGACCATCGCCGGGCTGCTTTCCAAGGGCCAGGGGCTGTTCAGTGCGGGCGCAAGTGCGGCGAGCAGCGGTGCCAGCGCCGGCAGTCTGATGGGCTTCGGTAATAACGTTGCCGCCCTCACCGGTGGCGGCGCCGCCGCAGCGGGTGGTTCTTCCGCTGCCGCTGGTGCCGGTGCGGCTGGATCCGCTGCTGCAGCGGTCCCGATCATCGGCTGGATCGTGGCCGGCATGATGAAGAACGCCGAGCTGTTCGATCAGGGCTGGAACATTGCCAACGGGGAGAGCTGGGCCGGCAAGATTGCCACCGCCGGCGCGGTGGGCCTTGCCGACAAGACGTTCCGCGGGCTGGGATTCAACGACAAGGTCGCATCGATCCTGTCCGGGTCGAGCATCCACGCCAAGCTGTTCGGCCGCGGCGCGCCGAAGATCACCGGCCAGGGCCTGACCGGCTCATATGGGTTCGGTGGCTTCGACGGCCAGACCTACGCCGATATCAAGCAGAAGGGCGGCTTCTTCCGGTCCGACAAGAAGTGGACGCAGTACGGGGCGGTGGATCCCGGTATCGATCGCACGTTCGACATGGCGGCTCGCCAGGTGCGCGGCGCCGCCACTGACCTTGCAAAGCAGCTGGGTGTAGATCTCTCCGGGCAACTGGCTGGGGTGAAGGTGTCGCTGGGCAAGATGCAGCTGTCTGCGGATTCGGCTGAGGCCAAGGCGCAGCTGGAGGCGTACCTTGCCGACATGACGGACCGCCTGTTCACCGAGGCGGTGAAGGCTGCAGGCTTCGGAGGCCAGCTGGATGGCTACTTCGAGGCGTCGGATGTGTTCAACGCGTTGAGTGCGTCGATTGCACTGGCGGTGGGCAATGCCGACGAGCTGGGCCGCGCCCTCAACGGGATGGAGGTCGATAAGGTCAACAAGGCGGTGGACTACTTCCAGGACCTGGCCAGCGTCGCCGGCACGGACCTGGCCACCCAGGTCGAGAAGGTGACCGGGTTGCTCGGGAACTACGCCTCGCTGATGGCGGACGTTTCCACGCAGCTCATGACCGGCGACCTGTCCAGCTACCAGCAGCAGGCCCTGAGCATCGAGCGGACCTACCGGCAGCAGGTGAAGTCGGCCAACGACTACGCCAAGGCCCTGGGCTTGTCCGGTGCACGTGCCGAGGATCTGGCCAAGATCGAAGCGCTGCGCGCGATGAACATGGGCAAGCTGCAGGCGCAGATCGACAAGGACAAGAAGGCCATGCAGTACGGCCTGTCGATCAGCGACCTGTCTCCGCTGACGGATCAGGAGAAGCTGGGCGAGGCGATGAAGGAGCTGCAGCGGGCGGTGGCCGGTGGGGACACCAGCGCTGCGCAGTCTGCGGCTCAGGCGGCCCTAGGTTTCGGTCGGAACCTCTACGCCAGTGGCAAGGACTACAACGGGCTGTACGACCAGGTGACCGGGCTCATCGACGGCATGAAGGTGGGCAACCTCGACAAGGATGACGGCACCAGCATGGGCCAACTGGCGGACGCTATCGAGGCCCTGCCGGACAACTTCAGCCGTGCCGTGTTCGACCTGGTGGTGGACAACAAGGCTCAGGCGGAGACGACGGCAGCAGTACGGGAAACCAATGCACTTCTGACCGATGCCCGCTCACTGCTGCAGGACCTGGTCTCCGTGACGACGCAAGGGGTGCGCACCAGCACCAGCTCGGCAATTCGCGCGGCTCTCAACGCAAGGTAAGTCACATGCAAGCAAGGAAAATAACCCTGATCGAGATCGGGGCAGGGCCGCTGCCATCGGTGACCCCTGTTCCGCTGCGGGAGTCCTCTTGGTTCCCGATCGCGTACGTGTCCCCGGACGTGCCACCGGTGGAGGGTGTGGTGCCCAATCCGGTCGCCGATGGTGTGCTCATCGAGTGGGACGCGGTAGACCAGGAGGGGGTGATCTACATCATTGAGCGCGGACCAACAGCGCAGGGGCCGTGGACAGAGATCGCCCGGGTGGTTGAAACCCGCTATCTCTACAGCGATGGCAGTGGGCAGGAATGGTGGTTCAAGATCACCGCCAGCGTGCGCGGCAAGGCGGGAGAGGGTTCGATAATTCCGGTGAAGCCACCGCCGACGGCGCAGGAGATCATCGACCTGATCGAAGAGCAAAACCGGCTCGGTCAAGAGATGGCAGCGGGGTTTGCCGAGCAGGCACAGCAGATCGCCAACCTGGACGCTGCCTTGAATGCGGCTGTCTATGACCCTGAGATGGCATACAACCCGGGTGCGGTCGTTAAGTGGGAAGGCGGGCTGTACTACGCACTCGTGGAAACGAAAGGGAATTTGCCATCGGATGCGGCCTTCTGGAAGAAGATCGGCGACTACAGCTCGTTGGCGGAGGCGGTAGGGGCTCAAGGCTTGCAGCTGACAAATCACAGCGTTCGCATCGAGCAGACTGAGACTGGGCTGGCGGTCATCTCCGAGCGCGTTGATGGTGTGGCAACGGCGCTGGATCAAAAGGCAGACGCGGCTGCATTGAACGCCCTATCGAGCCGGGTGAGCGAGAGTGAGGATTCCATCCAAGCCAACGCCGAGGCAATCTCCGCAGCCAACGCGGCGATTGCAGGAAAGGCGGACACGTCCGCAGTGACGGCACTGTCCACCACGGTGCAACAGCAGGGTGAGAGCATCGCGGCGAACGCATCGGCGCTGACCAGCGTACGGGCTGAGCTGGGCGGCAGCGGAAACCTTGCATTCAACACGGGATTTGAGTGGGATGCGGGTGGATGGGACTGGATCTGGAATCCGGCCGGCTTCCAGGTGATGCGCAGGGATTGGTGGTCTGCGGACTGGTTCCCTGTCGGGGGGCACACGATTGGCTCAGCCGCCAACGGTGGGGCCGCGAGCTACAACATCCTGCGCAACGGAGCCAACGTGTCCTGCAAGGCTGGGGAGAGGTTCTGCGCCTCGACCAAGTTCCTGGCACATCGATGCGATATCGCCTTCGGCATGATCTTCTACGATGCCGATGGCATTCAGATCGGGGAGCCGCAGGCGGCAGCGTCCGCACGGAATCCGCAGGGTGGTTCGGTGTACGCCAACTATGCCACTTCTACGCGATTCGCCACTGCACCTGCCGGTGCTGCATCTGTGCGCCCTGTGCTGTTCGTTTGGACCACGATCGAAACCAGCTGCAACTTCTGGCTGCTTGAGCCGATCTTTGCTCGCGTGACGGCGCAGCAGACGGTGCCGCCTCCCTACCAGCTCGGCGTTCGCGGCATGGATTACAAATATGCTTCGGTCACCCAAGCGATTGAGGCACGAACGACGATCAATGAGAACGGGATCGCCGAGTATCGAGCCAGCTGGACCATGTCGCTTGACGCCAATGGTCGGGTGGCCGGTATACGTTCGGTGAACAACGGCACGACGAGCACGATTGATTTTCTGTTCGACAAGGTGCGATTTGTGTCCCCTGGCAACGGCCGACGTATGGAATACAGCGATGGGCACTTCACCGGATACGACGAGAACAACAAGCGGCGCATCCGTCTTGGAACATGGAGCAGCTGATGCCTACGGGACTGCAATGCTGGGACGAGTTCGGCAACATCACCGTTGACCTGACTAGTCGAATGACCCGGCTTCTTGGGGTTGTGAATCAGAGCGCCGGTGGATCGCTTCAAGAGCCTGCGCTCTCGCAGGGAATCCCATTCGTGCTACCGATCCTTGACCAGAACGGCCTCATGTATCCGGTCGATATCACGGTGCCGACTATCAGCGGCACAAGCGTTAGTTGGACCACACCTGCGAACTTCTACTTTGGGACGTACTGATGCCTGCCGGGTTCCAGTTCATCAACAACAATGACAACGTCATCATCGACGAAAATTTCTTCAACTACGCATTCATTTCGAAGCATACGCTGACCTTCCAGACTGCAGCAGGGCCGGTCACAGGAGGCTTCGGAAACCAAGCCTTCCTGACCGTTGCCGGCGACAGACCATTGGTGGCCGCGCGCTGCAGCAAACCATTCACGGTGAGCCGTGCTCGCCAGGTGAGCGGAGCGTGGCAGTTCGGCTGGATCAGCGTGCATGGAGGCGGTGCTGCAGTCGGCGACACGATTGAGGTATTCGTGTTTGACCGACCTCCCGTCCGGTCCGGCCCGGGCTTCGGATTGCAGGTGTTCGACGCCCAGGAACGCGTTGTGTTCGACTCGCAGAACCGGTACATGCGCGTGGTGGATGCTCGCACCTTGGTGGGCTCTACGCCGTCCGCAGACGTGAACTTAGGTCCAGGCACCTACGCGCAGATCATCACGGTGCCGGGCTTCCGCTGGACTGGAGTGCAAGCCTCGCCGAGCGCGGATTGGCAATGGGCTTGCTTCGCGGGTTTGCTTACATCAAACGCAAACGGCTACACGGTCGCCCAAGGGACGACTGGGGAGGGGACATATGCATTCTTTGGCAATCCGGCGCCGCGGGCGATTAGCAGCCAGATGCACATCATGACCGTAAACGTGGCGGGGTACTGACATGGAGACCAACATGGCGTTGATAAGCGAGAGCGCGGCCTTTGGAACTCGGGTGGAAGCAATTGCGCCGCGCATAGGCATCGACTGGAACCCGTACACCAACGATGGCCCCGTAACATTCCACTTCGAGAGGCTGACCACACAGGCAGACGGCACGGTGTTGGAGCGCACCTTTCTAGGCGTCCTTCCCGCAAAGATCAGTGACCTGTTAGCAAAGACCTACGTCATCACCAACCCGCTGACCGGGGAAGAAAGCACTGAACCTGGATGGAAGCTCATGGCGATGATTAAGGCCGCGACCGACGCCGTCTACCTTGCGAGCCTGCAGCCGCCAATAGGCATGGTGTCGCAGCCTCCGGTGGAGGCCGAGACGGCGCCCTAGTGGGCCATCACGCGGTCACAACGGACTCTGCTGGCAGATTGCGGCCATGTGCTATTCCGCCCAGATCACCGCCGCCTCCCTTAGGACGGCCATGGCCATCGTTGAATTGACCGGCTATCGAGACACGCGGGCGGGTTTGGCGTAAGGATGTGGGCTTTGCCAGATGGTGGATCCGAGTATCGTGGAGGATACTCAGACCAACTGTGAGCAAGAGGATCAACCGTTGAGCGCTTCCATGCTTCCGAGAATTGTCGGTTTCGATGTGCCGCAGCTGCATGAGCGCGTCGATTCCTCTACTGATGAGGCCATCATTGCGTTGTTGGATCTTGCGCCAGGAGCCCGCTGGACTGAACTCTTTGTGAGGAAGTGCGAGGCGCTGGCGTCTCAGCTCTCCTTGGCAGAAGTCCGGGTTGAAGGCTCCAGGATCTATTTTTACGGGTCAATCAGCGACTCAAGAGCGCTCGCCGATGCGGTCATGTCCATCGTTCACGTGCTGAATGATCAACTCATGCGAGAAGGGAACGACGCAGCCTCGCGGGAAGAAAACTCCTAGGAGCAAGAGAGGCGCGACCAGCATTGACCTGCAATATCCGCTGCGCCAGGGTGACCACGAAGACTGGATCGAGCCGCAAGTCTGCCCTCGAGGTCGTCCAACCATTCTGCGCGTGTTCCATGCGGATCCCTGACGTAGATGTCACATGCGATCCGGATGACGGGGTCAACCTCATGGCGAAAGCTAACAGCAGGTAGGGCACCAGAGTTGAATGCCAAACTCCAGTGGGTGAGCTCGCGTTCGACGTCAACGAAATCCTTGTTCCTCATGCGTTCCATGTTCTGCTCCTATCGGGACTGCACTGTATACCCTTCAGAACATCGGCCTGTTCATGACACTTGTTCATACTTGCGCCAATCCGGCACGGCTGCGTAACGAGCTGGGGAGCACTGTGGGTTGGCAGCAGATGGCTGCATCGGAGTAAGACATGAACAATTCTCCCCAGAACCAGAACGACCGTCCCAACTCGGATGGCGAGAAGAAGCAGCCAGGCCAGCAGGGTCAGGTGGATGGAAACGAGCTTGGCGGTGAAGACCTCGCCGGAAAGCAAGGTCAGCAACAGCAGCAGCCGGGAAGCAAGGAGCGTGAGCAATCGACCCATGGCCAGGATCAAAAGGGCAGTGCTGGTCGCGATAGCCGCCGTTGACATCTAAGGAGTGGCCGCGCCCAGCGCGGCTCCTTCTGTATCAATAGGAACGTTGATATGTCGTCCCACGCTCAAGCTGTGAACTTGATGACGAAGATCATGTATCAATCGCGCCCGGCGACCATGACGACGATGGCTCAGTGCCGGACCTGTCAAGGGCAAAGCCCTGGTGGAATGGAGTGTGCGCGGTGTTTGACTGAAAAGTTGGGAAGGGTGGTTGCAAATAGAGGCGCTGCTCTTTGCTGGCTTGAGTCGTTCCTGAAAGTTCAGCGAGACGAAGCACACGTGTTCATATGTGCAAAGAGAGTTGATGCGTCAGCCTTATAGCAGTCGCATTCCGGCCTGACATTGCGCAAGCGTATGCTCGTTACATCTAGGAGCAACGCTATGAATTTCCCGATATGCATCTACGATCGAACGGGTACTGGGCTCCGGCTTCCTTCCGAGTGGTGGATTGATCTGCAGTCAGATCTCCCCGCTTTAGTGAACGGTAGTGAGCGCATAGATCTGCCAAGTTCCTCGAAAGATGAGCGCCCTCACCTGGATCCTCAAGTTCTCAGTGATCTATCCAGACGAATCCGGGGCTCGCAATGGCTAGATTAGATCCAGCTCAAGCGCCAGGCGTGCGTTGGCTTTTCTTCCGACTTCGCAATGGGCAGTCGATCAGCCCGGCTAGGCTAATGTCTGTCTGGTGCGAAGCTACGGAATCAACCGAGTGCGCAGTCCGCCGCGAAATCATTGACGGCGCTGGCTACGTATATGCTCTCTATGCACCAAATGGACTGCGCTCCCCCCGTCGTGTGGAGCTGCGCATGAGAGCACTTCTGGAAGAGGCAGGGTATGCGTTTACGATGGGAAGCTTGGCCGGGAGACATCCAGTAGACGGCTGAGTCGCGCTATACCCACGGCTGAAGGCTCCTCATCCGAGCCTGCCGCTTACTGCCTGGTAGCTGCTGCCCTTGAATGCTCGCCTGAGCCAAGCCCTGACTCCCCAAGAGTCTTGCCTACGCGGTATTCGGCGCCGTTCGTCGTCTTCGAGAACGTGCGTGTAGGCTGTGAGGTGCCTAGTTGGCGCCAATTTGCTCCGTTAGAACTGTAAGGGCCTGCTCGAAGGCGGCGGCGAAGAGTTCGCCGCCATCGTCTCGATGTTTTGCCGCGATATTAGGTAGTAGCTGAAGCCAGGCATCGGATAGCTGCTCGCGGGACGGATGGGTCGCGACAGCCATACGCAGCCCATACTCCATGGCTTTCAGGTAACCGCGATGGACCTCGATTGCAACTTCGCAGGAGTGGAGGCGGTCCAGCAGGTCGAAGATGGCATCGTTCATTTCGGGTCCTCAGTATCGAGCGGATCGTCAGGCGTAGGATCGAACTGCGCCAGCAGTCGTTCGCGACGGCACTGGTCAAGCCAGTGGTGCCAGATCTCCATTTCATCCATTAGTCCTGTGGCGCCGCAAGCTGGGCACGTGAGCGTGGTGCCCTTCGGATCCGTGTGAAAGCCTGCGTCCTTAGCCATTGAGGACCTCAGTCCACAGTTCTTACAGGTTGATCGCACCTGCTCCAAGCGGATGATCGCGCCATTGAGCGCAAGCATGGGAAGGATCGAATGGATCCTGAAGGCGTTGGGAGGGTGCATGGCCGTGCCGTTTAAGGGCTGGACACGGGAGCAAAGGATTCTGCACCGGAGAAGAGCCGCGAGACCGCAGTGTGCGCCCCTCAGAGTGAACCCTTCATCAAAGCAAGCTGAAGCGTCGACCGTCATCGCAGGATCTGCGACGGCCGGTCGTATCCTTCCGGCCATGTATTCCTCCCACAGCTTCCGCACCGCCCCGATCCCTACTGGCTGGGTCCAGGCCGGTGAGCGCTGGGCGCTCTGGTACAACGGCCGCGAGACGGCCAGCGTCACGCCCGATGGCGGTCCTGGGGTCCGGCTATGGATGGAAGGCCAGAAGATGTGGCAGGTGAAGGAAGTGCGCGCTGCCAACGTCCGGCAGGCGAAGCAGTACGCCGAGCGCTGGTGTGCGGCCAGGCTGTATCCCGAGCTGCCGCTGCGCGAGGCCGTCGCCCGGCTGACCGACAGCACTCCGATTCAGTTGCCCCCGCCACTGCCCGGCCTGCCGCCGACTCGTGAGCAGCAGCAACAGGCCCGGCGCCTAGCCGAGGCCGGGCGGTTGGAACTGGCGCGGATCAGGGAAGCGCTGGAACCGCGCCGACCGCCGAAGGAGACCAAGCCCAGGGCGAGGGATCCGATGAAGGCGTGGGTCAAGGCAGGTAGAGAGCAGCTGTCCCGCGCTCGAATCTGATCCCCCGTTCAGGGGAGGCGGTCGACTCAAAATGCTTGCCACACTTGCCCTTTCACCAGAGAGAGCAATGATGAACGCTACCAATCGAAAGACCGCCAGCTTCGGAGTGCCGTGGGAATCGGCCTACGGGTACGTACAGGCCGTCCGCGTCAACAACACGATCTTCGTGTCCGGCCAGCTCTCGCACACGCCGCAGGGCGAGCTGGTTGCGCCGGCGGAGCTGGGGGCCGACGGCAAGCCCGCCAACTTCGACACCATGGAAGCCCAGATGAGGCGCACCTACGAGAACGCGCAGGTGCTGCTGGCAGAGCTGGGTGGGTCGATCGCGGACGTGGTCGAGGAAACGCTGTTCGTCATCGACGTTCCGGCCGCTTTCGCGGCCAGTAGCAAAGTCCGGCCGGCCGTGTATGGCCAGCCGGTGCCGCAGGTGGCCAGCAACCTGATCGGGGTCTCGGCGTTGGCCTTCCCCGAGCAGCTGATTGAGATTGCCTTCCGGGCGGAAGTCCAGGGTTAA